CATGCCTTGCCGTAGCAATTCGGCTATCTGAGCGTCGTATTGATAATAGTCTATTGGTTTGTATGACATAGGGTAATTTTACCGACCTCTGTTATTTTTTGTCCTCTCATATCCGTTATCAATTAAAAATTTCGCCATCTCATTACCAATCATTTCTACTTGTGCCTCATCAAGATACGGCTGTAAATAATGCGTGTATTCATGAATCAATGTGTTTAGCAGTTCTTCGCCTTCAAGCCTGCTATCAATTTCAATTTTGTTTTCGGGGGTGTAAAAATACCCCCGTGCGTATCGTAGCTTTTTATATTCGACTTTTACTTTTTTGGGCATGACCTTTGTTTATGTGGTGATAAATAACAAACCCCGACTTAGACAAGTCAGGGCGTTCTTTTTAAACCTACCTATGAAAAAGTTTTTATGCGGCTGCATTGTTTTTATTTTAGTCCATTGAAAAAAGCCTGAGCATAACCGGCAATCAATACGTCCTTATCCCGCCCGTTGATGATCTTCCGGGCATTTATCCAATCGGTTTTTGTTGCGCTAAAGTATTGGGACAATTTCCGGCCTGTAAACCATCCATGAATCATGCCTTCAAACATGATGTCAGTTGCTATTTGCAAATCACAGGCTAAGTCAGGATTGTTCAGCAAATCAATACCAAACTTTTTACCGGCTTTCTGATAGTTCTCATACCATGTGAGCTGAACGAATCCACGCCCATAATATAATTGGTCGGGTGTTGTGTACGGCTTTCGGTCCATTCGGATTTTACTACCATAAGGGCGGCTTTTGCCTTTGCCAAATTCGACGATTGGCTGCATCGTTTTTGCGGTTTCATGGAATACCGTTGCCAAACAATACGCCAGTCCTTTAATGCCTATTTCTGAATACTTTTGTTCGTATTCATCAAGTATTGAATCAATGCCCTGAATCTGCTTTGCGGAGTATTTCCCGAACAATGGCCTTACCGTATCAAATAATCTTTTGCGCTCAATCATAAATATACTTTAGTTGTTGGCCCTCCGTCCTCAATCCCGATATATTCAAAAAAGATACCCGCTATGGTTAGTTCATCTTTAAACAGAACCGAATCTGTTACTGAGGTCGATACGGTTACTACACTTGGCGTATTGCAGTCGTAGTGAAGATGATAGCTGATTCCTAAATTTGATAGGATTGTTGTAATGCGTTGGATGGTGCTCATCGTGCTTCGTTTTCAGTTGTTTTATCAGGAATCAAACGGCCCAATAACGTGAACAGACTCCAACTCTTTGAGGTCGGAACTAAGCGAATAATGACTTCATAAACCGCAATTGCAGCCGTTGTAATTGGCTCCCAATGCTCCTGAATTAAATTGATGATGTGCATGATTTATAGTTTTTAAGCGTTATTTAATTTCAATTTCGAAACGGCCTTGTTCATGGCGTTTTTTAGTTCGGTGTTATCAGTTACGGCTTTCTCCAGAAATGGCATCAACACATCGAACGCTGAACGTATCTCAATCATTTGCATTTGTATCTCTTCGAGTTGACCCATGACTAACTTAAACTCCTTTTGCAGCTCATTGTATTGGGTCATTATTTCATCACGCCCCAATTTAGCCACCTCTTCTTTTTTTAGCTGAATCTTTCCGTCCGTTTCTGTTTTCTTTTTTGCGAGGTCAATCCATGCCCGAACCGCTGCCCCGATTAGTAAACATATCGTCGTAATCCAACCCCCGTATTCCTTAATTTCGTCCGCTGCCATGAGATTATTTTTAAGCTATAATTAAATCCAAAATCGCATCTGCCAATTTTTGCGTAGTTGTTTGTAAGTGAGCCGTTCCGTTTAATTTAATTACCTTATCCTTTGTAAGGATAGGTGAGTTGCGCCCTTCATGGGAAACGATTTGGAAGTAAGGTGCACCTTGTGCATCACCCGCAACGTAATATATTATTGGGTCATGATAGTGCGCAAACGAATAATTTTCAGCTGGTGTGCTTACACCTAATGCAGTGCATTCGGTAATGATGATTGATACATCACCATTTCCATGCGATGTCGATTCGATGTTGTAAAAAGATGCCATGATTTTTATTTTTTAGTTTGTGATTAAAATATTGATAATTCCATCCATTTGATTGTGAACCCTGCTACCCATACACCCGTTGCCGGAACGGTTGAACGAATGATTAAACCCTCGTTTTGAACCAATGTGATAGGATGCTCACCGCTTGCAAGGTCGCACTTGTATAGCTGTGGTGTTGGCAGGTAGATACTACCGATTATGGGCGTAGCTGACCCGACCCCACCGCTTGAATGAGAGGTAATCATCCCGATGGGTTGGGAGTCAATGGTTTTTGTTCCTGCCGTCAATGCTGCCGTTGTTGACACCCTTGCACTACCCATGAGTGAAGCGCCCATAGATGCTCTGAGTTGGTTTGTGTCACCCGTTAAAGTGATTGGAGTACCGCCTGACCCATCACCCGACCAACCTCTGCAAATCGTTGCATTTAAGGTAATTGAACCCGCTGCAAAAGCGGTAAACGCTACCATACCATTGCATACGATTTCGGTAATAACGCAAACCCTTGTCGAATCCGTCCAACGTAATTGTACAAGTTCGCTATTTGCAGCCGACCCAGCCCCGATTGAGCCCGTTTGAACCGATACGGCATAGTGGCCCAATGTGCCGTAATCCTGTGGTTTTGCGATGTTATGCAAGCCATTTGCGGCTGCTTCGCCAATGTTTACGATTACGCTATCTGAAGCCCCTGATTGAATGATTGCCATTGTTTATATTTTTATGTAATTAAATTTGAATTTGCCGACTACCTTACCGAGTTTAACCGTCCTGAAAAGTCGGTTTATGTCCGCTGTTGGATACGCCCCTGTGTTTGGCCTTGATGTCAAAATACCCCCTTTTACGAATCCGCCTGTTATGACGGGAGCCAATACAAAACCCTCGTTTGCCTCCCAATTAACTTTGAAGTTACCCGTTCCTGCTGTGGCCTTGAGTAGTAAAGTATCCATTTCGTTTTCATCAGCTAATGAACCCTTACCTGTTAATGATGACATAGCCTGCCATATCATTATCTTTGTCGTGGATGTAACCCCTGCATCTGTTACGGTGAATGTTCCTCTGCTTAACGGGGTGCGCCCTAAATCAACTTCTATGGTAGTGACGGTTAAACCACTTGGAGAAATTGTCGTTGCCGTCCTTATCGCATTTAGCGTATCCCCATAGCTGTCTGTTACCGCAATGACATCACTTCTATACATTGTCAAAACGGCCCCGCTTCCTGATTCCTCAACCCGCTTAACATGATGACAATTAACGAAAATATCAGTATAGGAAGCATGGCCAAACTCGTAGAACCCTCCGTCTGACATAGCTGTTTTAAAATCTGCATAGGTTGTGTCATCAACTAATACCTCCGCATCGTTTGGCATAGCCTCTAATGCCCTTACTTGATTCGTTTGCGTTCGATCGAATGCCAATATAGTTGACCCCGCTTCACCTTCGCGGGCATAAGTAATGAATTCACTACTTATTGAGTATTCAACTGAATTTATGGTAAATGTGGCAATCATTAGTCTGTCGTAATTGTTACGGTTGTTTCTAATGTGCCTCTGATTAGCGTCATGCCTTCCGATTGTGCAGGAGGAGCCGCTGGGCTTTGCGAATCCAAAGCGTATGAACTGCCTGCTATAACGGTTCCGTTTTGGTTTGCGGTGTAAAGATAACGTAAAATTTGATTTACCGCAATTGTAGTCAACTTATTACCGCTAACATCAAACGAAATGGCCTGCGTGGTGTATAACCAAATGTTATCCCGAATAGATTTCAGATTCTTATTTGTCAATATAAAACCCGTCATTGATGGAGGCAAATCACCACCAATGTAAACGAATACGTCCTCAGATGGTGTGAAATCAATATCTTCGGCATCACTTACATAAATGCGGGCTGTGTATCTCTTTTGGCTTGAATACGACTTTGAAGGCGTTACGGTTCCTGAATATGCCGTTAAATTTACCTGCGTTCCATCACCCCAAACAACGGCATAATTTTTAGAGGCCACGCTGATTAGGTCGAAGGATAGTGTATTATTTGCTCCAACTACATTTACACCAACTTCAATACAATACGGCAATACATTAGCCGCTGTAAGTTGGTAAGTGCCTGATATTGTTTCTCCGCTTGCTTTGCTGTAATATAAATATCCGTCATCCGCAATGGAAAAGAACCCATCAAGATTAATGATATTGCGATGTACTAAGTTATTGAGATAGTCCACGAAATTTGCAGCCCCTGTGAACCCCTGTTCCATTATTACCGATGAACCGCCTAATGTGATTGTCTTAACATAGAATTGGCTTGTAGTAGGTAGCTGTGCAATGCTTATGGATTGTATGCCATCAATCACCACGCTATCATCATTGTACCTCTCACGCATGGTTAGGGTGTAGTCACACAATGGATTCTCTTTCACTCTTTCGGCTTCTATTTTGCCGTTTTCAGGTCGTGTAAGATAAATCCCATCTATTTGAAACGTATCGCAAATAGTAGCCCTGTTTAGCTTATCTGCTATCCATTCAGGCGCCTTGTGTAGATGAATCTGAAATGAGCGGTGAACCTTACCGCTAATCATTTCAAGGTTATGCGGTTGGTCCTCATAAACATGATAATCTGCGTCGGGTGTCATATCGCCTATAAACCCATGCACCCGCAAAAGGAAGTTCATGCCGTTATTGTACTTCACGTTCTGTGAGTTGTACGAATTGCTGTACTTAATAAGCATTGAGCGTTCATGTACTTGCTTTATGTGTATAGGCTCACTAATGGCAAACACATCCGCCCCTGTTTGTAGGTGCTGAATCTGAATGAAATAAACCCCTTCGGGTATTGTTGCGCATCCGATAAAGCATTCATATACTTTAAGCCCTGCAAATGTTCCCGTTATCTGGCTATGTAATTGCGTTGCATAAGTCCTACCTTCGCAGTCCAACAAACGAACAACATAGTTTGCACTTGTTGTATCACTTCCTGACCATTGGAATTTAATAACGTCGGATTGTTGATATGGTTGCAGGTAATATTCTTGATCCACCCAATCTCTGAGCATTCTCGATAAGAAGTCTGAATCAAATTGTTTATTTTGATATGATGGGTTAAACACCCCCAACAATATAGAACCTGTTGAGGTATTATAGGTGATGTCGGATTGAAGGAAGAATCTGACTGCGTTTACCTTCGGGAATTCAAATATATTTGCCATGTTATGATACTAAGTTTGTGAAGTCTGTGTCTGCCATTGCTATTAGTTCAAAATTGCCGGGCTGTAATTCGGCTACCTTTTCGCTCATCTGCAAAATAAAGCCATAATAAGAAGTACCTAACCATCTGAACGCAACGAATCCATAAGGGTCGGTTGTTATAATGGACAACAAATTTGCGGGCGTTTTGGCCGTAACCTTAAACAGAAACGGTGCAAAGTATGCAGTTGATGCTGCTGCTAAATCATTAATCGTTTCATTTACACCTTCATCATATACGGTAGGTGTAGCGCCTTCGCTTACTATCATTCGCACGTTACCTGCCGTATTCTTACCCGTTGTGATTAGCTTTAAATCTTCGCCTCCTTGATGAAACAAAATAGACCGCAAAAATCGACCATTCCGATATAACATCCGCTTTGGTTGGAAGAAAATATTAAAGGCCTTGTCCTCATTTGAAAAAGTGCCGTTTACGTCTAAAAATAGGTTTTGTATCTCAAAAAAAGAAGCGCCTGCCGTTGCGTTTATTGGTGTTCGGTATAGGTTATAATAATTAGTTGTTACCCCATTAAGGTCAAACGTACCAGCGACGGCGTCCGCGTCAACATCAAGAAAAAACGGGTCATTGTCGCTGTCTGCGTCGGCCTGCTGTTTGTCGGTTAGGTTTGCAATAGTCATTGCAATTCCGAACATATCTGCCCGAATCTCACTCACCATGTCACGGGTTGCGATTATCTTTTGCATTGGTGATGAAAATTCAGAGGTCACATTAAATTCTTCTTTACCATTGATTTCATCATAGATATTATTCGGGCTTCCTATCTTTAATGTGCTGAAATTTAATTCCTTCAATGGCTCTACTTCCAATGTAGCGACTTCGCCTAAGTCAATTATTTGTGTAGTGTTATCATAGGCCGTTTCTTTTTCATCTATGATTAATTCATCGGCTGTTTTATCGTACTTCAAGCACAAGTCCAAATGATAGTTCAATGCCTTGTATGCCTTGTTAAATGATAGCTTAAGTTGTGAATTTTCAAGCCTTCTAAGCGCATCCCCTGACGTTATATGAATGCGCCTGTATGTCGTATCTAATACATTAACATCTGCGGTAGTTGGGCCTGAATTCGTCATCTTATCCATTAGCTGCTCAATGACCCGACCTGCAGGAATTACAGGAACGTATGTATCAGGCACAAAGTTTTGGAATTGCGCCTCGAGTTCAAGTGAATAGATATGAAATTTTGCGGAATTTGTATAAAAGAAAGTAAGCCATAAGCATTCATTCGGTCCTAATGCATAACCATAATCAAAATCAATGGTTTCCGTTCCATTTGCACCCGCTGCGTAAGTTATGCCGTCAGCTAATGCATGGTTTTGAAGTATTGTTCCTGTTCCAAATGCTGCCCTCAATGTCCTTAACCTACATTGAGCCGAAGCGCCTGTACCTGCTATTGTTGCAATGACCAATTTGCCCTTTATTCGGACATCATAACTCCCTGTTGTGCTTGTGTTTCTCAGGTAGTACTTATCTGCCATTGAAAGTGATATAAAAGTACTCGCGGCCTGTTGAAAACATTGCGAAAACGTACCGATGAAATCGTTACCCTTGTTAAATATATCGCCTCTGTTATATCCCTCAGTAATGAAAGGCAATAATGTAGGCATATTGATTCCATTGGCTTGGTCAAACAATGGAGTACTTGAATCATCCTGTGGCTGCTCAATGCCTGTGAATTTCATATAGCACCACATAGGAGGTCTGCCATCAATCTTAACCCAAACTACGTCATCATTGGTTTCAACTGGCAATTCGTAATCATTGCCTTCGGTTGCCTGAAACTTAGTCATAAATCCACCGTCACGCATTGAGCATTGGCAATCGTTTTCAAAGTCTGTAAATGTAGCAAAATCGAATTCACCAGAATAAAAGGCTGCATAGGTGTAATCGGATTCGTTTAGCTTTTCAATATACAATTCAAGTTGCGCCTCTGTCCCTTGTGCATAGAACTTTTGCCTTAAAATCTTTCTTGCATCTCGTTCGAATCTCAATGGGTTGGCATAGGTCGTGAAGATTCCATGATATTCAAATCCGCGCTTCCACATAACTTCTTTATCCGACCAACCATCGGGCGCATATTGTATCGGATTAACGGGCGTACCTGATGCAGTTACTACAATAGTTCCTGATGAATTAACCGAATAGTAATCATAGTTAGTGCCATTGTATGAACGTAGATAATATTTGAAGGCGTTTGGCTGCATTTATTTGACGTATTTTTTAGTCCAATTATCAAATTCGGAATTGTTATTGATTACAACCGACATTTTCTTATCTTCTAATACCCTTCTTAACTTTCTGTTTTCCTCTAATGTCTGCTCGAATATTTCCACCATGACATCACCATACTGCTGCGAAGTTACAGCCCCACCTTGACCTAACTTTATCATTGTAGCCTGTTCAACTGATTTCATTAGTTCATCATTCGGAATAACCTTTGACCCTTTAGGTAGATTTATTATTGATTCCGTTGCAGGGGTAAGGTATTTCTTACCTGATGGCTCAATGACTAATTCCTGACCTCTTTCCGATACAACGGCCAACCCGCCCGGCGCTGAATTAGTACCCTTTGCGAATTGTGGCAATGGAGCTGCAGCAGCCCTTGCTAAGTTGGCTAACCCGATTGCACCTGTTAATGCTGCCATCGCATAGTTTGCAGGCGGTGGAAATGACTTCAATGCGTTCCCAACCGCAACCGCTGTCGATGTTATGATATTAGCTATATCTGCTTGTTTATCAGCCCTTGCTTTCTTCCTTGCTGCTGCTATCCTATCCCTATCAATCCGTTTGCGTTGCGCCTCCGTTTGTGCTTCCAATCTGCGTTTATCCGTTTCCTGTTGTTCCTTAGATTTCCCGCTTAACTCAATCGCTTTTAGTTCTTTGTCATACGATTCACTCAGGGCTTTATCGCGTTGTTCGATCTTAGCTATCTCTGAATCATACATAGCCGCTGCAATCGTTGACCATAGCTCAGCGGCCATCTTTACAAGTTGTGCAAGGGTTTCTAATCGTTTTACTTGTTTGTCGTATCGTTCCTGATCCGCTTTATCAATGTTATCAAAGAAAGTTTTTTGGTCACGCTCCCATTGGCTAATCAAGTCAAGTTCTTGGTCGTATGCCTCCTTATTTCTCCTGTGTTTCTCCTTTGCAGCCTTCTCCATTCGGGCGTATAAATCAGCGTCCGCCTTTTCGCTCATTTCGCGCCATTCGCGGTCTAATTGGGTTAATTCCATGAATTGTTGCTCGAAATCAAAGCCTGAATCCTCTGTTTGTCCCGCTGCTGTTTGCCCCGTCCGCCCGCCTCCGGTTGTACCTCCGCCCGACGGAGTTGCTTTATTTGGTCCAATTATAGCCGCCTTTGAAGTCATGTTACCTATCTTTTCGGCTAAACTGTTCATTGCTATTTCGGCCCCAATAGCATCAGATTCTAAATCTCTAATTTCATTTTTTAGACTTGATACCCTTGCGGTTGCCTTATTGTAATTTTCAGTTGCTGCTTCGTCATTCTTAGAACCCCAAACAGATTGCGCACGTGCTAATTTTGCCGCTTCATCTGCCTCCGCTTGCATTAACTCAGATTTCTTTAATGCCAACGTTCTTTCTAATTCATATCTTTCAGCGGCTTTCTTCTCTAACTCTGTTTGATAAGCCCGTGCCATTGCAACGGCCACCAATGCATTCCGAATGCTCATAATTGCACCCGCCGCTTTACCTGCTGCGATTTCTTCGGCTGAATAGTTTTTAAGGGCTGTGGGGTAGATGTCTTTTAATTCTTTCGCTGCCCTGATTCGTTCCTGTGTGCTTAGGTTGTGATTATCTATTTGGCGGGTAAGCGCTTCCAATTTCCCGGTTTCACTCCCAACGGATTCAAATAATTGTTTTGCGGACTCACTTGCTTGTTTTGTGCCGGTCACGAACTGCATGATTTCTTTGTAAAAAATCGTAAACAAGCCAATGACTATTGTAAAAATATTCGGGAAACTTAACAGGCTACCTGCAAACACTTTCAATGCAGACCCTGCACTCCCTGTTTGGGCCTTAACCGCTTTAAATTGGTCAACAAGAATAGGTAAATTATTGGATAGGCCAAGTATCCCAGTTTGCGCTGAATATGTAAACGCAGGCATTTCACGCAGCACCTGACTGAGTGAATTAGTTGCCGTTGCGTAATTACCTACATTGCGCTGAAAGCGGCCTGTGTTTGAATCCAATGTTTTCAATGCTGTATCAACAAGGTTGATTCGTTTTGCCAATTCCGCACCCATTGGTGACTTTCTCAATGCCTCCGACATATTATCCCACTGACCTCTGAGCCTGATAAGTTGGGCGTTCATCTGCTTAACACTACCTTCAGTAGCAAGCATTTCTTTTGCTGCGTTTTTATTGGCCCTTGTGTTTTCTTCAATCTGAACCTTTAACAATGCCAACTCCTTACCCTGTTCAGAATTCGCAAACGCTAACTGTCTTTGCGCCGCTTCAAGTTTAGCCGTTTCTGTTGCAGCCTGTTTAATCGTAGCCGTAACCTGCGACATCTTATCAGACCCTTGTAATGCCGCATTGAACAACTTAACCGCATTGGCATTGCCTTCAAATCGTTTGAGCAACTCAGATAGGCCTTTGTCCATCTTAGCGACTTGGTCAAACGCCTCCTTACTGATTATATCATCAATCCTTTCTGCCATGTCGCGTGTTTAATTCGTTTTCAATATCTTTCTTTACCTGAGTTAGTACCTCATCAGAATGAACCTTATACCACATATCAAGATTTGCCTTTTGTAGCAAACGCCTAATTGCCATCATAAGTAGAATGCCTATGACAATCCCTATGACAATCCCGATTAAAATATTTATGATACTAACCATGTTGTATTTTTTTTAGTTGTGCGTCACAATATGCCTTGTACCGATTGATATAAATGCAGTATTGTAGCAATGATAAATCCTTTTCGGAAATGTTGAACTTGAAGGCTTCGCTCATATCTACCAATGAGCCAATAAAATATTCCCTTGTGTACCCACTACTCTTTTCCCCGTCCGATTTGTTTACTGATTCAAATTCCAAAATCAGTTTCTCTAACTTCCTAAAATCGTACTTATAATTCGCTACAAAAATACGCAAAACCTCATTTACATTTGAATAATTATATGGCTTTTTTGGTAGGTTATACCCAAACTTATACAACTGCTCATAAAGCCCCTCTGTTGGGTATAGCTTAAATGTTTCAATGATACATTCAGCACTTACGACCCTGTTTTGTGATATCGCAATTTCCTTTATTTGCCGGATATGCCTAAGCAAGTCCTTACCCCCAACGGCTTCAATATATTGCTCATAAATTGCCTCAAATGCCGTTGCTGTTTCTTCGTTTGTTGGCTTACCTGATATGATTAGCCCCTTGTAGTCATTGTCGCAAATGCAATCAATGAATACGGATAAAGGAACGTCATTAATACGGTGTAATAATTTCGTACCGCTCGATTCCTCTCTCAATGGTTGTTTGGAGTTCAGTAGCCCTAAACTTACCATCCTCTTCATCGTAATAAATGGCATAGTTAATACCTGAATCCAACGCCCGCTGTTTGGTTGTGTTATAGATTGCATCGTATTGCTGGTTTAATAGCTGCTTTTTTAACCTACATGGTATGCAGCCCGGATCAATTAACTGAGTCATAATCCTGTTTCTTTTTTGATGTAAGTCACAAGTCCCGGATTGATTATTTCGTATTTCACATCCTCCTTATTATCCGTTGTAAGCCCGAATATCGTAGCCCCGTATTTCCTCTTTAAATCAGGGGTTTTGCTATCAGTTGAAGTGATTTCATACATATTTGTGCTTTGTATGTTCAACTTCATTGAATTCTGAAAACCGCCCTTATCGTAAAGGTCTGGATTGCCATATCCGGGCGATGGGTTCCGTTTGTTTTTCTTTGCTGCGTATGCCGCTGATGCATACTTCTTTAGCCGTTTCTTCTCCTTATCAAAACCATCCATCAACTGCTCTCGGTTCTTATCTATGATGTCCTCTTTGCGTTCAGATACAATGCTAATTGCTGCCCGTTTTACGTCTATTTTAGACCATCTGCGTTTTAGTTCTTGTATAGTCATAGGGTTAAAATAGTAGGGGCATTTCACCCCTACATTTGTTTTTTATTCCATGTTTAAGACCTGAGCCTCAACACGTGTAGATTGTGTGCCTGTTCCGACACAAGCAATACGCAAATACATAACCCTACCCCAATTGGATAATACCGTCGGAGTTGGATTTAATGACCAGATGAAATAAGCAGGAGCTGCAGATGTAACCTGTAAGGTATCGCATTGAATACCTGTTTGTCCGGCGGTGCCATAGAAATTAACCCAATTCGTTCCATCCAATGAACCCTGTAAGATTGCCTTAAATGTGGATGTTCCTGAAATGTTGGTAGTTTTCAACGATACACGATAACGGCCACTTTGGTTTGACTTAATGGCTGCCAATTGGGATGTCAAATACGTAGTACCCGCATTTGTTACGGTGTCAAAATATGTATCTGAGCCGTAAAGATATGGCAATTGTGCATTTGCTTTTTCAGTACAGGCCGTGAAGCATAACAGGGCCATGATTGCGAAAATAAAATTTTTCATTTTTTTGTTTTTGTTTTTTGTTATTGATTTTTTTCTTCTTTTGGTTCCGCCTTAACCGGGTGGGTTTTATCCCAAAGCAACTCCAATGTTTGAGAAGCAACCCCGTCATTTGCGGGGTGCTTCATAAACTTATCTTTACTTTTGAACGTAGCAACCCAATCGAGGTTGAAGGATACTTTGTCTATTCTGATAGTTTCCATACGTTAGCTTCTTGGTGTTGTAATTGATGTTCCCGCATGACCTAATACGCCCGCTGTTACTAAATCCGATACGTCACCAATGGTAATCTTGATAAGCATTCCCGCTGTTGCAGGATAGTCTGTATCTGCTGAATCCAATTGGACATTGAACGTCTTAGTAGCTGCTGCATAGGTTACGGATGTAACGGTGATTGCATTACCCGTTGCCACGTTCTGAGCGCTGTACAATGATGCCGTTGCTAATTCAGTCGAATAAGTATCGGCAAGATTTGTAGCACCGCAGCCGTCATTGATTTGCAACTTAACCAAACCGCCCGCCGTCATTGCAGTGTGGACAACGATTTCAGTATCTATCAAGGAATTCAATTCATACAACAGATTCACGGATTTGTCAAATGAAACGATACCCCATGAGTTGTTGAACTCATCAGGATTCTGCATCGCAAATGTGACGTAGAACTTAGAATCTGCAGCACCGGTATTGAGTTTGAAGTTTGGCACGTCAATCATTTCCAACGTGAATCCCTTGAACTTGTTGTCAGCGGTTTTAACGCCGAGCAATACGTTGTTTTGGGTGTCCACATAGATAACATCAAACAAATCCTGTTTGTTATCCAATGAGCTGATTTTTTGATGTAAACACGCACCGCCCTTGATGTACTCAAATGTGTACGAATATTTCCCGTTTCGGATTTTACGATTACCGCCGTAAGGCGTGGCTTCATAAACCCCCTCAGATGATTTATCTTCCATACCCACGAATGTCTTAATGAGTTGGAATCGGTCCGCTTGCACGTCCTCCGCTAACCCGTCCTGAACCTTTGTGAGCATATCGGATATTTGAGCCGTTGTAAACTCATAACCTCTCGGCACAAGTAAAACGCCTTCGATAAGTCCGGGCGTGTAGTGGCATGAAGTGAATCCTGTGTTGGATACACTCGCTATGCAGCTAAACGCGTTTAATGAATTTGGCATATTTTTTTTATTTTAATTGATTGTGTAAATGATTGTTGAATTAATTGTTCTGTTTGAAACTCTTATTTTTTGTTTGTACGACTGAAAACTACCCGAACGGCTTGCGATGTACTCATTATCTACGTCAAGTGATTTGATTAGCCCGTTTATTACATGCGAATACCCCGGGTCAACGTCATTATTGGCTAAGTAATCAAACGCGGTTAGGTTGTACTCCGTTGACTGCACATTGCTAATGGCTGTGAACTTAGGAACCGATAATGTTATCGGGTTTAATTCAAAGCTGTTCGACATTGCAGCCACCACCTTACCTGATTGAACCTTGAACCAAAAGCCCAAACGTGTGCCGGGTATAACCCCGTCATCAAGCTTGACATATCCGACATACTCGCCATCTGCATACGCAGATACGCTGAACGTATAAGGTTGGCCAACATAGGCCGTTACATCGGTTGCAAACACGCCATTGCCCTTATCAAGAAAATAATAAAAGATAGGAGCTATATTGCCCACATCAATCAGTTCACCTTCAAACTCTATTGTAATCTCATCGCCTGAATACGTTACATCAATGCTTGTAACGGCTGAGTAAAACAACAACTGAGGCAATGACGGCACAACCCATGATTGAAGCGTACACATATTCGGCAATACAGACAACTCAAGGTCTTTAATCCAAATGCCATCCACTACATCGGGCAGGATATACGCTATCTTACCACCACCTGATTCTTCACCCATGTGTAAGTCATCAACCTTTACATGAGGAACGCCCCTGCTATGATACTTCCTGAAGTAATTACTTGATTCAACAACGGCCATAAATTCCGCATAAATCGGGTAAAGAATAGGTAAGTAGTTTTGCGTGTAACGATCCTCGCTATACATTGAGTTCTCACTCTCGGTGCATATCAAGAATGTAAGCGATACATCAAGCGAATCCTTCCCGCTTACTTTTCTTTCATCAAAGGAATAAATCAGGGCTATGAGCGGGTATTTAACTTCCTTATTCCCTTCTGATTTATCTTTCGATGCAAGACGTTGGCGGATGTGATTATAAGAGCCATACAAAAACTGAACATCACGCCCTAATTCAGTGCGAAGATTTGCGCTGACATCCGATACTATCTTTTCAAATAGCGATGGAATAGAAACAGGTAATTGTTCGTATGTATGTGCCATTATATACCGATGTTGTTTTGTTTGATAAAGAACCTTTCGGGCTGATTGCCTGTAAATCCTGCGTAATCGGGATAGTCCGCCTTGTTTTGATAAATAAAATCGTCAAGAATTCTATTTAGCTCCACCATGCGATTCCATGCCCTTACAGATGTCTTTACGATGCTTACGGGTGTCGCATTTTCAGGGAGTTGGCGTATAACACCAACCCCTGAGTTGTGCGATTTTAATCCAGTTAGAATCTTCGTAAAAACATAGTTAGCTATCGGGCTTTCTTTTTCCGAATTAGATAACCCCCGCCACTTATTCAATAACCCATTTGAATCGATAAACTCGGCACCCTTCCAGATTTTATACCAAATGCCAGACGTAGGGTTTGATGCAATGGCAGCGGTTAAGTCCTTCGCCATTTTATACCCTAAGAAGTCAACAAGGTAGTTATCTTCATGGATTGCTGTCATCTCGATGTAGTACTGCCCCTCAGACTTTGAATCGTCTGTGTTTGGGAGTATGTTATCGCCAACAAAATATGAGTTATTGATTATCGTAGCCATACGGATTTATTTTTTTACGTGACCTTTTGCAATCAAGGTATCAGCAGTTTCAGCATTAAGAGTGTATTTTTTACCCTCTTTGTATTTGTCCTTTTTGCCTGTTCCTGTTACGGTAACAAAGCCTTCAGGCGCTTGTACTGCTTCTTCCTTTTTTGCAGGTTCTTGTGTGTGTGTTGCTTTCGCCATACTATTTAAAATTAAGGTGTTTCAAGCGCTGCAATAGCGTTTGTAATGTTTGAAGAGTAAACAATAGCTGCTTTGTCGTTCTCTTTCACATAGTGAACAGCACGCATCTCACCTAAGATGGTAACTTGGTTCTTAGTGAAGTTATCGCTGTTCAGACCGACGCTGATGTTGAACTCTTCACGAATCCCCAATGTACACTTAGATGGGTCAAGGATGTAGGCTTCATTAGCAGTTACGCCGTTGTTTTCTACAACCAACAGACCTGCAGAGGTCATCAACCCGCCCGGAACATCCGTAGCATAACGACCGTTTTTGTCTTTCACCATGCGAAGCAAAGCAACGTCATTTGGGTTCATCAATGCAACCGTTGCGTTATAGTTTGATTTAGCTACCTGAGCCTTTGCGGTCACAAGGAAGTCAAAGATATTGGCGTTCTCAATCAAATCAGTAAATCCGGTTGTTGCATAAGCAGTTGCGTATGTTTCAATTCCTTTCAAGTTCGGGCTTGTACCGCTACCTGTTAAGATTTGCGAATCCAATTCTAACTCAACCAATTCGCGTAATTCATCATTGATGATTGACTGCAAGTAAGGCAAGTCGGCCAATGCCTGCTTAGTAACGGTTACATAAGATGCAACGGTTTCAACAGGTAATTTGCGCTCAACCAAATTGAAGTCGGCTTGTGACTTAGCATTACCTTCTGTCTGCATACCTGCACCACCCTCTGGAGTTGCTTTGTCAAACCAACTGATATATTGGTCTGCAATCGGACGGGTTCTGATTAATTGACGCAAGAATGGCGCACGACGGGCAAATTGGCCCACATTTGGGTCCCATGAAGAAATCCCAACAAAGCCTCCTGAGTAGTTGCTTGAACTCATGTTGGCAACGTCCTTATTTACGATTGACATCTCAACCGATTGGCCGGGCTTCCAATTCTTCAACTGCTCGATGTGCTGACCTAATTGTTTGCTTACTTGGTCCGAAAATGTTGGTTCTTTGTAGTCACGTTGTTTCATGGCCTGCAATTCTTCAATTGCAATACCTTGAGCCTTCAACGTGTCTGTTAAAGAGTCCTGAACGGCTTTAGTTTCCGTTTTGATTGATTCGTTTAATGCTTCCACCTTTGAAGCAAATTCCTGATTGTTTATCATCCCGTTTAATTTATCGGTGACAAACTTTTGGGCCTGACTTGTGATTTCTGAAATCAGGGCTTTTTCTTGTTCGTTAAATTCCATTTGTTTGTGATTTTTAATAGTTGAAAAAATTGTGCTTCACGAGCTTTGAATAGTCCACCTGATTGGCAGTTGCCGGATCGGTTTTGTCTGAATTGTCATCGACGGATTCAGGATATGTTATAGGGGTTGCATCGTTGCTTCCAAATAGCACCATACTACCCTCTTTGATTATTTTTGCTTCTTCAACGCCCCATAAGAACCCCGCCTCATCAACGGCTTCTTTGTTTACGATGTCGGGGTAAACTGAATCGAAGTATAGTTTGTTTTCTGCGTATTCCCTATCGTTTGAATTGATACCTAAACGTAGTTTGACATATTGCATCCTTACGCTGTTTTGTATCGGGCGTTTTTGTTCAATGATTTCCTTTGCGATTGGGTTTACTATCTTATCCAACTCGATTTCATAAACCAGCGCCTCAGTCATTCCAGCGTAGTTCTTACCCAAAAACGCCCATGAAACAACCTTAACCATCGGCTTTACATCCGTAGGCCATGCGATTATACTGGTTGTCTTTAGTTCATGATCCATGACGTAGAATAGTTTGCCATCCTGCTCATTGACTGACTTTGACCAAATGCCGGGCCTGTGAACGTCACCATGTGAATCGTAGTAATTGATGGTATTGATTACGGGATAAACCGCTGTTGATTTCATCGGAAACGGCTGCCCCTTTTGGCTTACTGCATCCTTCATCAATTCAAATGGCGCAAACTGACCTTTACTTTTCGATTCGTATATTGCCGCCTTCTTTATCGCTATCAACTTCGATTCGTTGGCCTTCAATTCTTTGAATAGTTCCGCCTTGTTTGTGAAGGTTTTGTTCAGTTCCGGTATAAATATTTTCATCTTCCTTAAGTATTTCTTTTTCAAGTTTAGCTCTCTTCAGGCGTATCACCCTCTCCGCTTCCTGTTTGGTTAGTATTTTCATAAATTTCGCTCATTTGATACTTGTATCGGTTGCCGTCGGTGATAGGCTTCTGCCCTATCATTTCCAACATCTGATTGAATGTAATTGCATTTAGATTAAACTGCATTTCAGCGGCTTCGGTGATAGCTTTCATTCCCTTACCCTTCTCCTCATTGCTTTCTTGCATGACTTCTAAATGGTCATAGGTTTTCTTAATCAGAACCTTCGATACATCCACTTTCAGCAACTCCATTAGCTGCATACAATACGATTCGGCCATAGGTATAACCGTATCTTGATACAATGATTTCCACGCTGTGTTTTGGTTGTTGAAAGTACTTCCTTCAAGTTGCAATAAGTCTTTCGGGTAGCCTAACCCCGTTGCGATGTCAAACGTGGCACGTTTATAGGTTTCATTTAGCCCTAACTCCGTTGCATTGAATGACATTGACTGCCATTGAAGGGCTGCGTCTGTAATGATTATTTGACTTTGATCCGGTTGGAATCCGTATGCATTTTTGAAGTCACGCTGTATTTCATCCCTTGCTTCCGTTGACATTGGCTCGCGGTCAAGTTCACCCGCTGCGGTGTTTGCCAATATGCCTCTCGGGCCTCTATGCGTCATCATTTCGTTTTCTGCGTTGTAGTACGAAATCAGAATTGATATTGGCTTGCTTAGTGGCCCTAAAGGTGATTCTGGAAGATAAAAGTTATCAGTCGGTAATGTATTGGCCGTAAAAAAATAGACCTTATCAGGGTTTATAACGGTATCAAATTGCCCGTATTTGAAAGTAAACCTATCAATCCAATCGCTGTTCTTTTTGACGTTATACGGATTCTTTCGGTCATCAATGACGATATCACAAAACTGAGGCGGTAATACCCACATCTCAGTCGGTGGAAATCCAATCGGCCCTTTGAAAATAACAGGGCAATACCCATAAGCACGGGTATAACCTACGACTTGGGCCTCGAATTGCGCCTGTGTTTGTAGCGTGTTTGGTTTCTTGATGATGCTTTCTATTTCAGCATACGCACCGCGCACGGCCTTTCCTGATTCGGGATTGACTATCTGAGTCAAGCCATTACCAAACGCCTCAACTTCATTATTGATGATTGTGGATACAACAGGGCATTCCTTCAATGCTTTTAGTACTCCATCTGGTGTGCCTGATTTCTCCCATTTGATAGCCCCGTTTAGCCAAAAGAATTCATAAGGCTTTGATATATCAATTACCCTGTTTTGCTGCTTAACAGCATCTTTCTTTTTGAACAGATTTGAAAAAAAATTAGCCAATATCCACTTGTTTAAATGGTTATTGGCTTCTAATTACTGAGCCTTGTTTTTATCAGTATGTTTTGTTTGTGTACCCCTTGCAGGACTTACACCTTATACTAATTTTAGTACCTTTAGCAAATTTGCCTTTCATAAGCAATTTATCACAAACTTTGCCTTTTAATTTGCCTTCTGTGATAGTTTGCTTACACCGGATTTCATCCAATACAGCAGATTCGCTATTAGCCACGATGTAAAATTAAACAATGTTTTTTGAATTATGCAAATTTTTTATAAAAGTAATCTTCATAAAGTGTTTGTTATCGGAATATTTTATTTGGTAAATGTCTGAATATGTTGTAAGCGCCCAATGTTTAACCTTATCATTGCAGACCAATAAGACATCACATTCATTGCCAATGCCTGACTGCTCAAACTCATGCAACTTTGCCCATACCTTATCACGGGCGTATTGCTCATAAAACAAAGACCTTGCAGTACTTATTTGCATTCGGGGTAGATATAGAGTACATTGCCATTTGTATCCATGCGCAAATAAATCGGAGTTAGATTGTATTGTGCTAATTCAGAGGCATTGAATCGCTTTTGTTCGGTGATTACATTACCATCCTTCACGCCCTTACAGGTGTATTTTTCTCCCTTGCTACATGATAGCAACCCGATTGCCATTATTGTTAATATGTATTTCATTTTGCAAATATACATCATTTTCGATTTCTGTATGAAAATATCGCGTATCTAAGCGCATCCATAGCATGGTTAAATGCGTCCATTGGTTTGTTTGTCGGTTGCCCATCCACTTCGATAAATCTGTATTTCTTTTCCTCTTCAGCTATGTTCTTCGATGACCTTGTGTAAGCGATGCGTTTTTGTTTGACGTGCAGGATACCCGGCATGATCTCTTTCTTTTCGGCCATCACCGCTGA